GTTCTTTGTTTTTGAGAGTGGTTTGTGTTTTATTTAGTGAAATTAAACTTGTAACTGTTCTTGAAAACCAGACGTTCAGTCTGAAGATCAGTAGGGCTCTGTGAAATGGCTTGTTGGCCAAAATTTGAGGACAGAGTCACTAACGTAATCCAAAGCAGTGAGGTTAGCTTGGATCTCGTGAAGAGAAGGGAAGTGGGTTAGAGAGATACCAGAAGGATCTAGTCCAAATGGATCTTCTCCGAGAGCGAGGGTGAGGCCCGTGGGATCTGGGTCTACACCTTGTGCTTGGTAGTAGGAGTATATGTCTTTACATACGTAGTAGACTTGTTTGTCATGACCACAACTGGCGTAGGCTATGCCGATGGCAGATGCCATTGTTTTGCCGGGAGTTGGGTTGCGAGCCTTCGTGTGGAAGAGCTGTGCAAGCAAGGCTTCAGAGTCACGATGGGGTAAGCCATTGTGATTGATGTAAGATAAGACTTCAGCACCGTTAGGTCGATTAGTCAATTTTGACTTTTCAACCGAAATTACGGACTTGAAGTAGACGTTCGCGAAATGTTGCATCCGAAGAAGGAATTCTTCGTGTTGATTGGGTGAAATGCAAACGAGCAGACGGATGAGAGAGTCGTCGCCCATGAGTTTGATGATCATATCTTTGGCTAGTGGAATTTCCATAGCGCTGAGGATTGTGATCAGCATGACACAATTATACATTGAGTCAAGAAACTGTGTTGTGTACAGGCCTGAGGGGATACCGGCGTGATGTCTAGTGTAGACTTCGCCATTTGGTAACAGGACAGGGGTCTGTTTGAAAGCGTCAAGCGTCCATTGCCAGAGGCGTTGGAGCCGAGCTTCTTTGCTAGAATCCCATTGATCAGCTGTGTTGCTGTAGTCAATTGTTGGGACGTAGCCGCGAGAGAGGTCGAGGTATGAACGTTGAATGTCGAAGATGTCGTCAATAACTGTGAAGAGTGCAAACTTGTCAAAGCGTTTCCAGTCAATCATGAGGATTGAGGTGCGCATGTAGTTGTGCATCAATTCGTAATTGAGGCGCATCCAGCCACCATTAAAGGTTTCGTAACCCCAGAGGAGAGGGGACGAGCCTTTGTGGGACTTATAGTAAGCGAACAAGGGCCAGAAAAACATGATTTGAGCTAGGATCCAGGGTTTGGGAACTCCGAATATGCTGCGTGCTTTTGCTGGTGAGGCAGTAGAGGTAAGAGCCGTCTTGATGTGTAGTAACATCTGGTAGAAATACCGATGACGTGGTTCTTGACCATTCTTGATTTCATGATGCCATCTACGAGTGTAATCGAAGATGATTGGTTTCATGTTGCCGACAGATGTCTTCGTGTTGGGAGGCAGCTTGTCGATGAAGTACTTTTCAGTTGAAAAGGGTGCTTCAGCATTCGGCTTGTTCTTCATGGGATAGTGGTGTTGCACATCCAGAAGGTGAACAGGTCGGACAGGCTTCGGGGGAGCGAAGAGCGAGCGGGTGTAATCAAGGCCTTTGTGATAGTGTTCGTCACGTGGGACAGGGTGATCGATAATGTCGCCGGAAAAGAAATCGCTGAGGATGAGTTCTTCAGTAACTTCATGGCGGACGTATCCGTGTAGGATCTTTTCGATCTGATTGGGATAGCAGTAACGACGTATAGCGTGTTCGACTGTAGCTTGGTGCTTGGCAGTTGAGAACGGGTTGATGCTAGGGACGTGAGGTCGAAACTTGCTAAGGCGTTCGAGGCGGAAGTTCGAGTCTTCGTTGCTCAGGTTTGAGGCTTGAAGAGAAAGGTTCGAATTTTCCATGTTAGTAAAAACTAGTCGAGTGGCTAACTTCAGTGGACTTTGAGGGGGGAGGTCCAAAAGAAATTCTGTTAAGAAAATGAATATTTTGCGATATTCAAGAGTCTCGT